TTTATTGAGCCTTTCGGCTTGTCCTTTAAGGGTGACATTTTTGGACATGTGATTGTGAACAATTTCATTATCACCTTCTGTCCTATGATGACACACAAAACAAAAGGTATGCCCGTCAGAGTATAAACTTTTAGCATCTGACGAGCCACAGTTCTCGCAAGGCATGTGCCTCACGAACTCTGATTCGGTCATTAGATTAACCAATCGAGTGGAATATTATGGAAAGACGTCCATGGTATGTCATGTTTTTCACACCACATAGCATAGGTCGTCTTACTTTTTTTTGATATTTTATTGAAAGGTGACTGAAATACCATTCTTAAGTCTAACTGAGGGTTGTCCCTCTTAACTGCAAGCACCTTCCGTCGATCTGCGGCATCCCAATATCCTTTTGTTTCGAGATGGACATAATTTGGAAGCACAAAATCAGGCAGATAAGTGTGTTGAATGGTATAAGGAACCTTTGTAGATTCGTATTCATATGATATACCTAGTCCTTGAAGAAGATCAGCGACCTTCTCCTCAAGACCAGATCTAAATTTAGAAGTCTTCTTCTTCTTCGTCATTGGTGGTTGGAGTAACATTAGGGTCACTCTGTTTAAAACCAGATGTAGTACCAAATAACTCGGCTACTTCATTAGCATCCAAGTCACCAGTATCTATACCTGCATTACCTTTTACTGAGACAACCTGTACACCAACCAACTTAAGAGAACTACCATAGGTAACCCCATCCCGTAGAATATAAGGTTTTTGATAGAAACCCAGTTTAACAGTAGATCCTGCATAAAGTGGTGTTTTGGTATCAGTTACTTGAGAACCTTCTGTGTCTACCACAGGAGGTCTGTTATCCTCATTCCATGAGAACTTTATTTTATATTGGCCCTTTGAGACTTCTTCCCACGGCTCAGGTTTGAGCGTGGATCTCTTAGGATTCTTGAGCTTAGACTCTGCCCATTTAAGAACTTCAGTCCTCTCTGTTTCTAGCGTATCGATAACAGTTTTATCGACTACAGCCGAGAGTGAATAACCAAACTTACTAGGCTCTAGTATAGCTTGGAATCCCTCCAATATAACTGGTTTGGGTGTTGTATGTATATTTCTAGCCATCGTGTGTGCCTCCATCCAGCGCATCTAAATCAGCACCAGCCTTTGTAGGTGTTAGTGATTTAATCTCAGCTTGAAGGGAGTTCCGATACTTAGTCAACTCTTCAATGCGTACATCGAGAGCCTCTACTTGATTCTGCCTTGCTTCCATCTCAGCTTGCTTAAGCCTCTCTTCAGAGACCACAAGTACTCTAGTAGGAGCAAAGAATGAATCAAATAATGAATAGTGTGTTTGTAACATTAACAGAAAAAATAAGTGGAGTCAATTACAGTAGACGGTTCAAGGTCTCCTATAATCGGTGGTTCAGTTTCCGCCATGATTTGACCGGCGAAATCGGTTAAGTAGTCTTGTTTAGCGAAGAGTTCCATATAGGTTTCTCTTACTATGTGAGACAATAAAGACATATCAGTAGCTCTACATAACACACTGTCGTGTATTAAAGCTATAGGTAAATCAAAACGTTGTACACTTAGGTGCAGTAAACTAGCATCTAATGAGTGTATAAGATTAGGTGCAGTGGCAGCTTTATGTCTAGCTCTATCCACTTCATCTGTATTATCTGTGGCTACATGTATCTTACAACGTCCAAGTAATTGCAAATTAAGAACTTCAATTTTCTTCTTCATTATACGTTGATGGACAATGAAACCTGATGGTGTTACCCATCCTATCTCAGCCATACCACGATTAATACATTTAGCTACCTCGTCTTCGATCCATTTCATGACAGACATCGGGCCAGGCACAACATTGTGCATAGCATCTCTAACAGCTTGTACTGTTTGAGTTAGCTCATCCTTGTCTATCTCTATATCTTTTTCTTTCAACGCGTCCCTGATGTAGGTACGGTTGGAAAAAGGTTTCGCATTGTATGGAATTGTCATGACAGTGCGTTTAACACACTTCCGATCCCAAATATCTCGGAGACGGTCAGGTATATTCCATTTGGATACCTCAGCGACAACCTTATATGCGTCCTGTGGTCGTACAGCAGGCACCACATTGACGAGTTGTGCTGTCTTTTTATCTCTAGCTAATCCAGCTAGGATCTGTAGACCACTACATGTAGCGTCTGTTGCTACAGGTAGGTAGGTGACGTGACGGTTTTGTTGAATGATACAATTATAATACTCATCACACGCAGCTAAGAATTGCCAAGGTTCCTCAGCTCCTTCCCAATCTCCTATATTACCTATAGGATCAGTCGCTACACGCGTGATTGTGGAAATATTATTATTAGTCCATTCTAACCTTTCTTTCATAGTAGCCTTGTCCAGACCATATGTTGTAGCACATTGAAATGCTAACCAGTCACAAGCGTCACCGGTTATAACTGATCCATTAGAAAATCTTATGAGTGACTTCCCAAAGTCATCAGTCTGTGGCGTTAAAAAAGCTGGGATAGGGTATGCTCTACCACGGTAATCAAAAGACCACGGTATATAGAATACCTTATTCTCAAATCTTCTTGCTGCCTCCATAGTCATCCTTGTTCTACAAGAACGACGGAATGCATTAGCATTCTTATTCATAACCTCTGCTGCAGCTCTTCGGTAACTCTTGCGAGCTTCCTTGTTGTCTGCTATATCAGGAGGTTTGGGAGGGAGATCCATATTAATGATAGGTATAAACTTACCTATACTAATCCCTTTCTCACAGAGCTGTTCAGCTACGTTTACAGTGAAGGTATTTAGTTGGTATCCTACCTTCTGAATCTTGTTCAGGAAAGCGATTGGTGTTTCTCCCTGTATACACGTGTCATTACCACGCCTAACCATCTCATGCCCTCGCATGACCTCGTTAAGCAAGTAGCCACCTGGCTTTTCACCCCAATCGTTAGGTTCTATAAGCATAGGCCAGGCAAGTGGAGCAAAGAGCTCACTATCCTGCATAACCTTATCCTTGATAGCTATGAATTCAGGTGTAGGTACTACATAGTTAACCCTACGCCTGCCTTCTTGTCGCATATCTTTATAGAACCAACCACTTGTTTCCATAATACAGTCAAGTAACCAAGCACCTAACTTAACTCTATTAGCTCTACCCCATGATGACCAATGATCTACATTGTACCGATTCATTAATGTTTGAATCACTACGATCTTTTGGTGTGTACCAATGGATTTGTGCCAATAGTTTTCTTTAAGTACAGTTAGAAGACCTGGGGCTGAATTTTCATAATGTCTCATTTGACATTCATCTTCCACTGCATGCCCGATAGAGTCACAAACATTAACAATTTGATTGCTTCCTTGTTTATAACTAAAGACCTTATCAAAGGTTATCTTACATGCAATAGCAGCCGCAGCTAGTGGTTCAAGATCAGCCAGGTATTGCTGTATTTCTTTGAATGATTTACCAGCCGCACCCTTCTTGATGCGGTTAGTTGTGTCCTTGATACGTTCAACAACTAAAGGTAATAAGGTATCAATGGAAGCAATACCATATACAGTGGCTGATGCATAACTCTTTTCTTCTAATTGACAAGTATTCTTACGTAGTCGTTTAAGTCCTTGAGAGATTTGATCTCGTTCAAGTTTAACTTGCTCTTCAATCTGTGCGGGTGTAGGCATAATCTCTTATCTCGTCATTGATTTGATCGGTTAAGAGTTGTTTTATCTCTTCATAATGAGGATGATTTAATGGAAGCAGATCTAGTGCCTGCTTCTCATAACTAACAATATCCTCCATTGAACGTTTAAGCGAGCGGGTCGTCATAGTCTTCTTCGTATTTAGGTGTTAATAAGTGAATAGCGTCGCCATTGCAGACAGTGAATTCATATTCACCACTCTGCATGCGCTCTTCTAACTTCTTTTTAGCCGCCATAGGTCGAGAATAAACATACTCTTTCACTTTACCAGTAGATAAGCTACGTTCACGGATTACACAATTTACAGACGATGGTATCTCCCATCCCTGAATCTTCCAGTCCATGAAGTCATCAAAATCAATTGGTAAAAAGAAACTGTCATCTGCGTCCTTGAAAGCTTGCCAATTGTTAGGGAAGTAGGGTTGTTTTTTCTTTGTCATTAGAAATAGGTACAATGTCTACAAGGTAATCATCCATTAAACAAGCTTCTTCATATGCTTCATAAGCAATGTCGTACTCATCACCTGGATGATTTAGAATGAAATCTCTACCAGATTGTAGAGTAACATGATACTTAGGCATGTGATTGTGAAAGTAAATGTTTAATTAATGCCTTAGTTCGGCGTTTGGCATCACGCAGAGCTTGAGGTTTCAAGGTGCGCGATGCTTCTTTCTTTGAATGATGTTGCCAGTTAGGTGTCACCTTCATCGGTAATACCTCCATGGTGTTCATCACTAGTTGGCCTGTCCTCTACTAAACGATGTTCAATAGAAAGAACAGGTAACATACCCTTAAGTGCATCAACTATCTCAAAGATAGCCTGCCTAGGGTCATGGTTTGTTTTCACCTTGATGGTGAATTCATACTTCTTGAAATTGTCCATAGTTTAAAGCGAACAACAAGGGAGGTGAGTCCCTCAGTAAATCCCCGAAGGGACTTAGAGAGAGAATCAATACCGTGGGTTGTTGTGATCTCCTACCCAAAAGATATAGAACACAACTAAACATAATGCACAGTAGATAGGTACAATCCAACTACTCACTAGTTAGTTCCTGATAACGCTTAACTACATACTCATGTGCATTAAGAGCATGAGGCTTGAACTTGTTGAATAGATCAACGTGTACATCCCATACTTCCTTAAGCTCAACAGTATGTATGTACCATCTGTTGCGTGCGTCCTTGATGTAAGAAGCTGCACTAATTACTGGTATCTCATCTAAATGTGATGGGATAATAACAGGTTCCTTATGTGTAAAGTCACGCTGTTTAGTAATAACAACTGGATTAGATTGCGTCATTTTAGTTACCTTCCTAGTGGGTTTTGGTTTGAGTTGAGTTGCTGTCATAAATGAACAGTGGGTGAACATAAGGGACCGA